TCGTAACAACTGGCAGCATCTAGTTCACCTTCAGTAACAACAATGCGTTTACCAGTGCTAGGAAACCTATGCTGAGCGAATAGGGTATCAATGGAAACTCCTTCATATCTAAAGTCCTTCTTCTTTGTTTTTGTTTTTACACCCTTCAATATACCTGATTCATCATGATATGGGAACCGTAATACATCTCCGTCCCTGTAGATTTGATAGAATTGATTGGTTTTCTCAGATAATTTACGTTTATGCAGCCGTTCGGCTGATCCCGTAAGGTGTACAGTTTGCGTCATTCTTTGACTGTGAATAACTTCGTTGTCGCCTGTTCTATTGTGACAGACAAAACAGTAGGTGTGCCCATCTGAATACAAGGAGTTTGCATCAGATGAGCCACAATTCTCGCATGGCATATGCCTTACGAATTCGCTTTCAGTTAGATTAACCATTCTAGTGGTATGTTGTGGAAAGCTGTCCATGGAATGTCACGTTTTTCGCACCATTTCGCATAGGTTGTTTTGCTTCCCTTATTTATCTTATTGAACGGTGCTTGAAACACCATCCTCAAGTCTAACTCCGGGTTGTCCCTCTTAACAGCTGCAATTTTCCGTCTGTCCTCCGGGGACCAATATCCTTTTGTTTCCAAGTGTACATGATTTGGGAGGATAAAATCAGGGTGGTAATGATGCTGAATGGTATAAGGAACCTTACATGATTCGTATTCATAAGTAATGCCTAATCCTTCTAATAGTTTTGCAACTTGTTCTTCAAGACCTGATCTAAATTTAGAAGTCGTCTTCTTCTTCGGTTTTCTCATTGGTGGGTGTTACGTTAGGATCTGAAGCTTTGAAACCTGAAGTTGTTCCAAATAATTCAGCTACTTCGTTAGCATCTAGATCGCCTGTATCTACACCTGCCTCTCCTTTTACTGAGACAACCTGTACACCAACAAGCTTAAGAGAACTACCATAGGTAACTCCATCTCTGAGGATATATGGCTTTTGATAGAAGCCAAGTTTAACTGTAGATCCTGCGTATAATGGTGTTTTTGCATCTGTTACTGGTACTCCTTCTGTATCTACTACAGGTGGACGCTTCTCTTCATTCCAAGAGAACTTCAATTTATACTTACCATCTGAGACCTCTTCCCATGGTTCTGGTTTAAGTGTAGATCTCTTAGGGTTCTTAAGTTTAGACTCTGCCCATTTAAGGACATCTGCTCTTTCAGTTTCTAGTTTGTCGATAGTCTTATCATCAACTATAGCTGATAAGGAATAACCAAACTTACTAGGTGCTAGTATTGCCTGGAATCCTTCTAGTGTTACTGGCTTTTCAGTTGTATGTATTGTTCTAGACATTTAAACAGCCTCATCTAATTTGTCTAGATCCTTGCCTACCTTTTCAGCAGGTGCTAATTCTTTAGCTAAAGCCTGTCTATAATCCCGCAATTCAGCGAGTCTTTGATCGACAGCTTGAAGTCTTTTCATTTTTGCTTCTCTTTCAGCAGCTTGAAGTCGCTCTTCTGAGACAACAACAATAGTAGGTGGTGCAAAGAAGCTATCAAATAGTGAATACATTAACAGAAAAAATAAGTTGAGTCAATCACGGATTCCGGTTCAAGGTCTCCTATGATCGGTGGTTCGGTTTCTGCTCCAATTTGGTTAGCAAAAACGGTTAAGTAATCATTCTCAGCGAATAGATGCATATATGTTTCCCTGACAATACTTGACAGTTCATTCATATCAGTTGCTCTACATAATACTGAGTCATGAATCAATGCAATTGGGTTATCAAAACGGATGATTCCAAGATGTAACAAGCTAGCGTCTAGACTGTGAATAAGATTAGGAGCAGTAGCAGCCTTATGTCTAGCTCTATCTACCTCATTCTTATCAGCTGTAGCTACTCTAAGTTGACAACGACCTAGAAGTTGTAGATCAAAGACCTCAACCTTCTTCTTCATTATCCTTTGGTTAACTACAAATCCAGATGGTGTAGTCCATTCTAACTCTTTAACACCTCGTTTAATAGCTTTAGCTACTTCATCTTCAATCCATCTCATAACCTTCATTGGACCTGGTACTATGATATTCATAGCGTCTCTAACTGCTTGTACAGTTTGAGTTAGATCTTCTTTCTCTATCTCTACATTCTTTTCAGCTAAAGCTTCTTTAATGTAGGATCGATTGGAATAAGGTTTGGCGTTATAAGGTATAGTCATAACAGTACGTTTGACCACTTTCCTATCCATTACTTTTTGTATGTGAATAGGACAATTGTT